CCTTGGCGGAGGGATAAAACAGAGGTTGATATTATAAAGGCATTGGATGGGATGAGAGAACGAACGCTTATAAAAGATATTGAGAAAGATGGTAAAAAATTAATTTGTTTTCCACCTGAAAAATTTTATAAATATCAGAGTTATATACCGCAATATAAGCGTAATTGTGAAAAAAACATTGCTAATTTCGAAGAACACCGAAAAACACCGAAGAACACCGCTTCACCTTCACCTTCACCTTCACCTTCACCTTCACCTTCACCTTCACCTAATAAACCCCCTATAGTCCCCCTTGCGGGTGACGAGAAACAAAAATTTAAACAATTTTGGGAATCTTATCCTAAAAAACGTAGCAAAGGGCAGGCAGAAAAAGCTTGGGACAAAATCAAACCGGACGAGCAACTCCATAATAGGATTATACAATCCTTAGAGCAAGCCAAGACTTCGGTTGATTGGATAAAAGATAACGGACAATTTATACCTTATCCGTCTAAATGGTTAAATGCTAAGGGGTGGGAAGATGAATATGAACAAAAGAAGCAGGACGGAAAACAGTACGCAAAGCAGGACACAAGACGGAGAACCAGCCATAAGGACGATAGGGACTGGGAGAAATTATTGGATGTTAAGTAGGGGGGAATACAAACGAATAATTATGAGCTAATTAAAAATATGAGTATTGAGGAAATGGCGGTTACTATTATGTGTCCTAATGAAATGGGCATGGCTGAAATAAAATGCAATAAAGATGATTCTTGTAATTGCTGTCAATGTTGCTTAGATTGGCTGAAAAAAGAAATAGGGGAGGAATAAATCATGTTAAATCATGTCGTGCTTATAGGTCGCTTAGTTAGAGATGTTGAATTGCGTTATACGCCGTCAGGAATTGCAGTAGCGAATTTTACCTTAGCGGTAGATAGGCAGCGCTCGAAAGACAAAGAAAAAGAGGCTGACTTCATACCTATTGTGGTTTGGCAGAAGCAGGCTGAAAATTGTGCGGAGTATATCGGCAAAGGTAGCTTAGTGGCAGTTGATGGACGAATACAAGTACGAACATACGACGACAAAGAGGGCAATAAGCGGTGGGTTACAGAGGTAATAGCCAGTAGCGTGCAATTCCTTGATAAGCGAGGGCAGAAGACGGAACAGGAGCCACAGAACGTGAGCGATATAGGGACAGAGGTAGAATTTAGCAGTGATCAAATACCGTTTTAGGAGGCGTAATTTATGGAAAAGAAAGTTTGTTTTAAATGCAAAAAATCAAAACCACTAAATCAATTTTATAAACATCCTCAAATGGAAGACGGCCATTTAAATAAGTGCAAAGAATGCGCCAAAATAGATGTATCGGATAATTATAGAAAAAACAAGGATCATTATAGGGAATACGAAGTTAAAAGAAATAAAACAAAGAAAAGAAAAGTTCAAAAATTCATACAGTGTAAAATATCTAGGGCAAATAACCCAGAAAAACGTAAAGCACACGGAGTAATATCGAAAGCATTAAAGGCTAAGAAAATAATCAGACCTGACAGATGCGCTATTTGTGGTAAAAAAGATATGATTTTACACGCGCACCATGAAGATTACAGCAAACCGTTAGATGTGTTATGGGTATGCGTACAATGCCACCAACATATTCACAAGTTTTATAAACTAAAAGAACAAAAATTATCCTGATATGCTTTTAATGTATAACACAAAAATCAAGCAAAAGAGGTACACAATGCAACTAAACACAGAAAGCCCAAGATACACGTTCAAAGTTCCAGTTTACGTCAAAATATACCTCGTCAACGGCAAAACACGCAACTATAGCAGTGTAGAGTGGACGAGCAACGAGGGCAGATTTATGATGATTGGACTTGTGGATGGAAAGACAATTTTAGTAAATAGTGACAACGTCAATTTAATTGAGATGGACGAAAAACCATTTAAGGAGTGAGTGAATTATGTTTTGCTATAAAGTAAAAGGTGGGCGTGTAAAATGTGTTGAGTGTGAGAAAATGGAATATCCATTATACGATTCAGATGGAGATTGCATATATATTAATACTCATTTTGCAACAGAAGAAGAAGCACACAGAAATGCGATAGAAAGAAATGAGCTGAAAGTAAAACGGTCGGTTAATAAAATCCGTCAAGTTGAAGATGTTTTAAAAAAGGCTAAAGATGAATTAGTTGAGGCGTGTAAAGTGCAACAAGACGCATTAAGTGATTATGAGAAATATAAAATGGCAAATGATAAACCAGTAAAGGAGTGGGTGAATGAGTGGGAATAATCAAGAACTGTAAAATGTGTAATTATTATGAATGTGAAGAGATAGGGGATAGCGATAGATGGGGATATAAATGAGGTTTAGCACAGAGGAAGCTTTATCACGTGGATGGATTTCAGAGGCAGAGGCTAGAAAAATTAAAGCGAAGGAACGCCAATTCGAGGCTTTGATTGGCGAGAAGAAAAAACATAAATATAATGCTCAATCCATAGAAATAGACGGTCATAAATTCCCTAGTCTCAAGGAGGGGAACAGATATTGTGAATTAAAACTAATGCTTAGAGCAGGAGAAATACAAGATTTAGCATTACAACCAAGGTTTACATTAGAACAAGGTCGCAGGCTTGGAAATGGGAAGTGGTTACGGAAAAGAGAATACATTGGCGACTTTGGATATTGGGAGAGAGACAAACATATCGTGGAGGACACCAAGGGATATAGGACTAGAGAATATATCCACAAAATAAAAGAAGCACAGGACAAATATCCTGAAATTGAATTTAGGGAGATATAGCGATGATTAAAGCATTATCAATATTCGCAAGATGTGAAAGATGCGGACGACCAGTAGATAAAGTGATAGGCAAGCATTTGCTTTGCTTGCAGTGTTGGAGAAAATGGCTAGAGGAGGATTAGGCTATGGAGTACAAATTCGGGGGCAAGAGAACAGATAATGGAGAGTGGGTGTATGGCAACCTAGTATATATGCACGGGCGGGGTGACACGTGGACAACAGGCATACAACAGCCTAGTGGGGATGGATTTAGACCATTTGGAAGCATACCTGTAGACATTATTACAGTAAGGCAGTATATCGGACGAGAGGACAAGTACAACAAGGAAATATACACAAAAGACTACGTTAAAATCACAGTTAAATTTACGATGGGGATAGAAACATCTACGATAACAATTGCAGAGGGTGTTGTTGAGTACAGAGCAAATAAAATATCGGATTTGGGTTGTGGCTTTGGTGTAGTGGATAAACGTGGTACATTTAATTATTTATCCTCGTTTGCGTATAATTGTGAGATTGAGAAACTTGGCAATATATTTGATAACCCAGAGTTATTGGAGGTGGCAGAGGATGATAACACAGCAGGAAATAGACAAGGCGCTTAATTCGCTGCCAGCAGTCGGCAGAAAAGTCATAATAAAGTACCCGAACGAAATATCAAAAAGTGCAGTAAACGAAAAAGGGGAAGTTACCAAACCTGATGTACGCAAAGGTGTAATGGTACAAAAAACATGCAAGGGCAACAGGAGTAACTTCACGGTAGAAATCACAGCGGAGAGCGGAGCGGAAAATAGAGGAAGTTATAGACTTAACTTCGGTGTAACGGATATATTGACAGGCAGAGTAAAAATACAGGAGGCGAAATGATATGTTTAAAGCAGAGATAGAAATCAAAAGAACAAAAAATGCGTTGGACGATTTCTTTAATCTAATCAATAAATTCAAAGAAAAATACAAGACGGAAATAATAAATATAGCAGTAGAGGAATGTTTAATTGGGGTTGAATACATTTATACCCTTAAAGGAATGTGCACTATAAGAATGACCGAGAAAATTGATCACTGTTTAATTAAATTTGAAGTAGGGATAGGAACATTTAAGGACTACGAAGAGAAATATAACTACATATTCCATGAGTTGCTACAGCTAGATAAGGGAGGCGGTGCAGGTGACGACTGTACTAATACCAACGAAGCGAGGGAATAAGCGGACATTGCAACTGGCAGACATGGACGAGCAGCACAAAGTAGGCGGTGAGCCGTTAGAGGACAGCGAATTTGTGAAAGTAAATTGGATTGGCGAGGAAGCGTTGGCGATATTGAAACGGCGAGGGTTGACAATATAACAGCTTGGAGGGGTGTATATGGGGCGAGTGCAGGAGGAAGAGTGGTTTAAGCAAACAGTAGATGAGCTGTATCAGTACCGAGTAATAAAGAAACGGATTAAAATATTAGGGATACTACTGCTAAAAGATGTTGCCCCAGATACAAAAGTGATAAGCAATTATGGTATGAATATATACGGTAGCAAAGTTCCTAACGAAATAAGCCGTCTTGAAGTAGAGTTGGTAGAAAAGCAAACAAAATTAGAAGCAATAGACGCAAGTTTAGAATTGCTGGACGAGACAGAACAGAAAATAATCAAACTCAAATTTGAAGAAGGACACAATAATATAATAATCTACGAGGTCGATTTGCCAATGAGCCACACGACATTTGCTGATTGCTACAACAAAGCTATTGCAAAGATAGCGAAGTGTTTAGGATATTTAGAATGTTGAGGGAGGAAATAAAAAAATGAAATGTCCAAAATGTAAAAACGAAATGAGATTTGTAGAAGAAGTACACAGTAATTACGATTCGGATAGAGCAATAAAAGGCGAACGTACGGGAGATGTGTACGCCTGCGATTATTGTAAAAAGTTATATTTGCACGATTTTTCGCACGAAGAATTAAGGCGATTTGGCTATGAATTAGCATTATAAGGGGTGATTTTTTGATAAATTGCAATGATTGTAAATTAATAAACATGACCGAGATACAACAAACAAACAAGAAAAAAGATCACATTTGTTTAAAATATAATACTAGAGTTATCCACAGAAGTAACAATCCTAAGATAAGACACGATTATATATACCCGTGTGAACAATGCAAAGGGAATGATTTTATACCGAGGATAAACAAAATAGGAGGATAACATGGCTACAGTTACAGTTAGTGTGGATTTTGAACTAGACAGAGAATATAAATTAATGGAATTGACAGAAATAAGCGGCTACGGACAAAGATATTTAGAGATGGAAGTTAAATCGGGAAAGCTGAAATATTTGCACATGGAAAGCCCTTGTAGGGGTGGAACTTTTGTAGCAGGGTACCAGTTTTTTGACTGGCTGCTACAAAAGAATAAGGGAGTTAATGGGTTAATAAAAAGAGCAAATAAGGAGTGATAGATATGATACAAGCAGGAGATACAGTATGTTATAAACCGTCAAAAGAGACGTGGTATTTATTAGGCGTAAATAAGGCAAAGAATAGGGTATGCGTGGCAGGATACCCGCCAAAAGAAGCAAATTTAAGCGATTGTGAGCTGGACGAAAAAGGGAACGGAATAACGGAAGAGGAACGGATGTACAGAGACAAGGAATTTGGAACGAATTGGGATTAGGAGGGATAAGCAATGGTAGATGAATTTATAGAAAAGCACAATAAGGCAGAAGAATACATAGAAATAAGGCGGAGCATAGAAGAATTTGCGAAGATACTTGACCACGATACGCTAGAGGGTGGCAAGCTGACACTTAAATATAAGGGCAACAAAGAAACATTGCACAAAAAAGCATATGCAGAAATAAGAAACAGATTGTTAGATATGCTGCGGATGGAGCATGAGAGGATAAATAAGCGGTTAGATGACTTATACGAGGATTAGGAGGCGTGGAATTTGGAAATAAAAGAATGGTATAAGAAAAACAACTTAGGCGAAGAGGAAATAAATTTAATAGAATATTTAAGAAGAAATAAACCATACACCGACAAGGAAATTATGGAAGCAATAGAAAAAGTCCACGAAATAGGGGGACGGTGTGGTTTATCAATAAAAGATGCTGTGCATGCGGTGGCTATAAATGAAATTGCAACTTTGAAGCAAAAAATAGACGAGCCATATGAGGATTAGTGGAAAGAAAGTGGAAAGAAAGTGGCAATAAACTGGCAATAAACTGGCAACCACGACAAGAAATATGATGTATACTAGATATAGTTAGTAATATGCAATTACGCAAGAGCCTGCGAATGGGCTCTTTTTGCGTTGAGTTGTAGCATTAAAAAAGGGCAAAAAAATAAGCCCCCGTTTCCGAGGGCGGAAAAGAGAGAGTGTCAAACCCTCTTTTGCTTCCATGACTTTGCAGCTGCCATAACAACGCCTACAAGTAGGGCGTAAGGAACAAGTCCGCCTGCCTGATAAGGATGTGCGGCAACAAGGCAAGTAAAAGCGGCAAGGGTAAGGATAGTAATAATCATACCTCACACCCCCAACGGCTCTCTACTTTGGATAAAATCACGTAGAAGGAATGGTCTTACGCTCTCGTAAACCTGGGTTGTCGACACGTCTTTGTGTCCCAATAGCTCTTTGACCTGCATTATATTTGCCCCATCCTCTAACGATTCGGTAGCAAAACAATGACGTAAACAGTGAGGCTTAACCCTCTTTTTGATGTCGTTATCTTGGATATATACCCCGGATCTCTCCGAGGCTTGATAAAGGATTTTACGGACATAAGACTGGTCCAGCTTTTTGCCTTTACAGGAACTAAAAAGATAATCGCCATCATAGCGGACTGCCAGCCATTTTTCAATCCAGCCGATTGTTTCGGCGTCAACAGGAATAACCCTATCGACCTTATTTTTGGATTGCTGGACGTAGATATAACTATCTACTAAAAAACAATCTTCCGGGCGTAGACGGCAAACCTCTTCGACCCGCAAACCCGCCCGATACAGCAGGTGCATAATAACACGGGCACGCAAGCCAGTTATACACTTTACATTAGGCACGGCAAGGATTCTTTGCACGTCCTCCCGTGATAAAATTTTAGGCAGCTTTTTTGGTTGCCGTTTCTTGGTAGTTTGCATAACAAACACCTCCGTAAATTATTGTTTTTGACAATCAATACTCCTTTTGCTAAAATGGCCACACCGTATCCTTTGGTACAGCCCAAATATCCACTCCGCCACGAGGGTTACGCACCTTTATGGCAGCAGGGATAAATTCCGGTGTTTCCGTCAGTATTTTTTGCCCCCGGCGAGGGCTTTTGCCGTTTTTTATCGCCCACTCACGGGCGGTGATATATCCCTCGGGGAGATCATGGAGCTTTTGCTCCACAACATCTACAGCCTCCACAACCTCTACAACCCCTACATCGTCCACAGGATCATCCTCGACAAAGCGAGTTAAAACCCGGGGCAATGCGGTAAAATGCTTTTGACATACCGCCTTTAGCTGACCAGTCACAATACACAACTGGTCGTGGTCGCTAGTCTCGAGCCTGCTAATAAGCTCCATTGTTTCATGCTCCCAATTTTTTGACCAGCTCACCAAGGTGGATATTTTTGCCTCGGTTGTTTTGGCTCGATCTAATCGCTGGGAAATAGATTTATGTCCCATAAAGCACCTCCTTATAAATATTACGCATTTTTCGCTAATCATTTTATTCCTCCTAAATTTTATTGCGGGCTAGGCACCCGCTTTACTTACTAATGTTTAAATATTAAAGACGTATGCTCACGGCTTATAATATCAAATATTTTCTCGGCTTGTTGCCGAGTTACCTCAACTCTTTTTGGGCTATGACAATTTTGGGGATATCCCTCAAAAGTAATACCATCTATCATTTTACCGACATAATCAATTTTATATCGTGGGTCGCAATATATAAATAACATTTTAAGGTAGTCGTTATAAACAATAACCACCTTATCCCCTCCCATGTCATCGTAGTAAGCAGGGAGATATATATCATTATTTTTATCTTTATCTTTTACATACAGCAACTTGACATTCGAGCCGCATGTAGTTTTGCTTTGGTTTGCTAACGCTTTCATTTTTGCTTTGTCATATATTTTCCTCCCTTCCCACAATATCTTGAGAAAGGGGACGGCAAAAGCGCCGTCTATAACATCTGTTATGTCGAACCTTGCTGAATTATTTACATTAAGTTCCTTAATTTTCAACCTTAATTCGTTACACCAAGCGTTATAATATCTATTATTTTCGCCCTGGTCGACCATATAATCCCTCATCTTGAATGGACTATTTAGTTCCCCATATATTGATATACGTTTTAAATAGTTTATATCAAGATACCGAACAATTTTATAAGGATTACGAGAAACAGTTGACATCTCCTCAGTCCGAGTTTTTTCTGCTATTATTTCATGGGGCATTGTAGCCCCGCATAACCGGCGTAAACCTAATAGTACAAACTCATCAATATGAGTTACCTCTATAATTTCCCCTGATATATTCGGGGTTTTATCATCTAACATTAATGCTTTACCGTCAAAGTGCTTCGCCCCGTCAGTTTTCCCAGCATCGACGGAGTAACCCTCATATGTTGGGTTATCCGTTAAAATAATTTTGTTGTCCATTGTGGAGCTATAAATCTTGTTGTAAACCTCTTCTGCTTGCTCAAAAGTCATTTCTTCCCCTCGGGGGCTACCGCAAGCTTGAGGATGCCCTCCGAAGGTAATACCTGCAATGGTTTGACCTGCATAGTGTAATTTAGTTTCCGGGTTACAATATATAGAGATAGTCTTGTAATGCTCTCTATAGACAACTGCAACCTTAAATCCATACGCATACGCCATTGAGGGGTCTAGTGCATCTGCTTCGGTGGCGTAAAACAATATTACATTGTTATAATTAGTACCTTTTTGGCACTTTCGGCACTTTTGAAATGCCGCCTCCGCGGCATATTGGTGTTGTCTCCCTTTTACAATGATGTCATCTGTACTATACGACATCATTTTTGACACCAGCTCCGTGACGTCTACACGCTCTGGAGTGACACGTGGGAAACGTAACTCCCGAGCGATAGCACTAATACCAACAACGTACAATAACGTGCTGTTGTACAACAACGTGCTGTCGTACAAGTCGGCACAAACTGATGTGCCGTGGTTGTCGATTTTGGCTAATAAATCATAGTCAAGATTAGGTAAATCCGCCCCACACAAACGGCAAACACCCAAAAAGGTATCAGCGTCAATGTGGCTAATCTCGATTTCCTGCCCTGATACGGCAGGAATGGTGTCGTCAGTCGCTGGACACGGGCAACTCTCGAAAGCTCCATGGTGGTCGAAATGTCTCGCTCCGTCAGCTTTGCCGCTCTCGATTGAGTAGCCGCTGAAATTTGGTTGTGATGTCAAGATAACTTTGTTTTCCATAATAAGTCCCCCTATACCCTACCTCCCACATGGTGAGGACTTACGGGCTTTATGTTTTTGCGACTTAGGCGGTCGCTTGACTGGTTTGCAATTACCCCCACTTGGGGTTAAATAGCCAACCTTTTAGCCCCTTCGGTTGTGGTCGCAATAGGCTGCAACCACTCAATGCAGTCATAATTATCAAGCCCGCCGTCTAAAATTGTTTGTAAGGCTCCCTTACCCCCACAAGGAATATAAGGCGTTTTAATACCATAGCGCGGTTCTCGGTTTTGCCCCCTAAACGACAAATAGCCAAAGCCCTCGTGGTAAATGGCGTATCCTTTACGCTCGCAGGATACCGAGAGGCTACCAAAACGCAGCCCCTTGGTTTTGACGATTTTTAAGCCTTTTGTTATGTCTGTATTGGTCATAAAACCTCCTTGACCTTGCAAGGTGGAATTTTACCCGCTATAATAAGAGCGTGGCAACCTCGCAAGGGTTGTTGCTTCGTGGGAAGTCCGTCTCTGTGGTAGGGGAACGGGCTTCCTTTTGTTTGGGAATAAGTTCCCGGAAAAACCCCTGCACACAGAGGCTTTTCCGGAGGCTTATGCCTCCTCATGCTCATATGCTTCGACGGTGTAAATTTCGCCGTCTCTTTCGACCCCACTATCACAGGCGGTAAAGCCCTCGTTGACGAGATAATTGGCGTAGTCTCTAACTGCATCTTCTACAGTTTCACCACTTTCCAGCGTCACCGTTTCGTCTACCCCTAAACCGGGGCAGTTCCCCTGCTCATCACGCAGGGACAAGTCTACTTTTCTACTTTTCATTATTTATTCCTCCTTTTTTTGACCTGCCATCCTCAATACCGAGCGGTCATTCTCGGCAGACCGCCGTTGTGGCGGTTTCGGCTATACTCTTGGAATCTCAATCAAATTTAGCACCCGATGCCCTCACCAGATTCAACTTCGACGGCGTCGGCAATATAAACGCCGCCCTCATTGTGAACTCGTCCGAATTCATCAATTGTCATTTCAATTCCTTTATTATGCGTGTCGATTATGATTTTGTTGTCTTCTTCTGTGTTTCCTTTAATACTAAAAATGTCTACCTTTTTCATAATTCATATCTCCTTTTGCCCGGCGGCTTCTTCCGCCCGCGGCTTTTTGCTTTGTTGCCTTATTTCGCCTTTTTAGGCGGAATTTCCTTCATGTTTCCACCTGCCCCGAAATGGGGCAACGCTTCCGGCTTAAGGACTTTTTAGAGCCGCCGGAACGGCTTAGGCAGCTAAAGTCGCCTATAATCCCTTAATATCACGCATATGCGGTAGAGCTTTTTTCATTTGAGCGACGCCATTTGAATCGCCGCCCAGGTGTTAGGATATTTGAGTCTTACAACCGTTGCATAATCGGCAAGCGTTTCATCGGGGCATTTCAGGCACGCTATGGCGTTTTCAATTTCTGCCTTGTTGGAGTTACCGGAAACGCCGTCAATTCTCATTTGTTTGCCACCGCATAGGGCATTGTATTCTCTTAGTAGTTCCGACTTGGTCATTAGAAAAACCTCCTTTTGTTTTTATAAAATTCTCGTTTATGCTGTTAAAGTAACTTCTGTATCCTCTTTTATTTGCATGCTTGCAATATAACTAACTAGTGATTCTGTAAAATTATTTACTAAATTTTGACCTGCTTTATTATCCGCAATGTAAACCGTTTTATCCCAAACTGGCGGTCTTTCAATTGGTTGACCTGGTGCATAATATTGCACATTGAAGTATATCCGCTTTCCATCTATCCAAGGAAATGATCTTACTTTGTATGAGCCAATCCATTTATCTAATTCCATTTTTGCAGCCTCCTTTAAATTTTGCACTCCGGACTTGTGACCGGTACCGCTTTGCGGTAGTGCATTACCCCGCCGGAGCGGGTCACTCTGCTAGTTTATAAGTCTTTTTGTCAATAAGACTTTCAAGAGTTTTCATTTCTTCGTATTCAAATAAAACATTGTCAATAAATTGTTGAGCATATTCTTTAGTACTAAATCCGACAACGTCTAAATCGTATTCAGCATGTTCTTCTGTGTATATTGATTTTCGTGGTTGAAAAGGGTCGTAAGTAGTTTTTACATCAAAAACGTAACCAAATTTTTTGGCTTTTTCTTTGTCTAATAGTGCAACTTCACCGTGCTTGTCATAAGACTTTCTAATTACATACCAGTTATATTCCATCTTTATATCTCCTTCAGCCCGGCGGCTTCTCCCGCCTGCGGCTTTGTGTTCTGTTGTCTTATTTCCGCCTCGATGGGCGGTATTCCTTTTAATTTTCAAAGGGGGTTTTGGCTATCTGGCAATTGCCGCAAAAATCATGCGGTTTTCTCCAATGTGCTTTCCCCGAACAAAGTATTCGGAATCCCTGAAGTTTGTTGGCTCTGTGTATCCGCTGTTCCAGGCTTCCACTTTGTCAAAAAACATCGCTTTAATTTTAACTTCTCCAAATCTTGGGGTCTTGATATATTCGCCAATTTTCATTTTCAAAAACTCCTTTTGCCCGGCGGCTTTTCCCGCCTGCGGCTTTGTGTTCTGTTGTCTTATTTCCGCTTTTTGGGTGATGTTTCCTTTTTTATAAATACTTTAATAAACTAATTCGCTTATTACTCCACATTTATTACACTTTGCGGCATGGCGGTAATAACCATTGCTGCCATGTTCTCTTGTATATGCTTCAATTACCGTTGTTGTATATCCAATGCCGCCGTAACACTCGTGTTTATTGCCACATTCACAAGTACATTCTTTGTCACAAAAAGCCCCGGTTTTTTTAGATTCCATAATAAACAACCCCTCTCTTATTTTTGGGTAAGCCCCAAAGAAAACACCCGCGCAAACAGATGCTTTCTTTTAGGCTTGCAGCCTTATTTCCCACTACTCCGGCAGACATTGCACATTGGCTCTGCTCCCGTATTTCCCAAGCCTTGGCTCGCATAATGCAAGCTTCCCCGGCTTTGGGGTTCGTGGCGTGTTATTTTGTTTTGTTTTTCCTTACCTTCTAATTATATTATAGTATAGTATATATACTATGTCAAGTCTTTTCGTTCACATTTTTATATTTATTTCGTTCAGATTCCACAAGGGAAGGACAAAAGCGGGTACTTTTGGGGTGCTTGTCCACCGCAGGAGATACTTTTTATAAAAGATTTATAAAACTTTTATTCTATTTGTCAGACAATTTGAAGCCTTGCGAGAGTAGGACAGGAGAGGCAGGAGCAACTAGAGCAAAGAGAAAAAGAAAAAACCCCGACCTTATTCAGGACGAGGCTTGATGGGACGAGGACGAAAACCAATCTGTGCGGCGTATGCGTCCCAAAGCATCCGCTCCATTGCTATTTTACTTTTCGCACCGGACTCTTCCGCTAATTCCGCGTGCCAAGCTTTTTCCTCCGGCGGGAGCAGGAGGACTATCCTATCGAGTGCCATTTTGCGTTACCTCCTTAGTTGTCTATGTGTATATACTATACTACATTTATTATATTTTTGCAAGTCTGAGAGCCACGAGAGGAGGCGAGAGCGTGAGCAAACAGAAGCAGCAGACAACCCCGAAGCAGCCCATCAAGCCCGACTTCTCCGCGCTCATTGCAAAGCAGCAGAAGCAAGAGAAGCAGCAGCAACCTGCGATAGTGGACAAGCCCGCAGCAGTTGCAGTTGTGCCGGCTCAAGTGGAGACAGCGGCAGAGCAGGAGCAGCAACGGCAGCAGAGGCTAGAGCAAGCACGGCAGTTGCAACGGCAGCAGCAGACCGGCACCGGAACCGGAACGGCCGCAACGGATACGGCAGCAGAAGAGACAGCACTAGAGCCACTCGTCTACAACGCAGCAGGAGAGGGCAGACCAATTTGTCAGCCGGACACGGAGCGGCAGATTGCAATACTACAGCAGGCGATAGAGCAGGGAGAGAGTATTCCTGTTATTGCTAAGCGATACGGCGTTAGCAGGCAGGCAATACAGCAGTACATAACGCAAGCAAAAGAAGAGATAGAACTCAATAGCCAATTATTGGATATAAAGCTTGTTGAGTCGCTGGATACCAAGATTAAAGAGATAGTTACGGCGGTCGATAAGACAAAGCTAGACAAGGCAACGGTTAGAGATCTCGCCATTGCCGCTGGCATCTTCATAGACAAGCGGCGCGAGTTACTCGGCCCCAAACAAAGCGGCGGCAACCTTCGACTGCGCGCCAGCTTCCACGGCGAGGGTGCGATCGAGGTCATTACCGGCGACCAATAGCAATATCTGCACGATTTTGTATATATCCGTTCATATTCTAGCCCCTTTTTCCCCCTCCATCCCCCACGTGCGGACAGAGCGGCGACAGCTTCCGTTATTGACAGCGGCAGCAGCCCATGGGGGGGAGGTGTGGATTTTGCCGGAGAGTTCCCCCGCACAATTTTTCAAACAAAGTGGGCTTATCCACCACACCAAAACAAAGTCCCCCTTCGCAGGGCAATGGATGTGTTACCAATGCACACAGGCGGCTATATCGCCAAAGATAAGCCTATTCCAATAGACAATATGGACTATATATCTAATGAGCTATCCTCTAGGTATGATGCTTTAGTAGATTTACTCATTCACCATACCGCAAAAATATTGCCACACAAAAAAGGACAAGCATAGTAAATAAAAGCCGTACATTTTTTTAGAAAACAAAGTGGAATTTCGCAGTAAAAGACCAAAAAAGAAACCATAAGACTTATTATGAAATATGTATATATAAACGAATTACATCGAGAAATCGTTGTATGCCTTGTGGCAGTATAGCTAGAGGCTGTTTTTGCTACGTTCCTTTTGGCACGTAACTTTTGCCCATAGAAAAGGGCTTTAGAGGTGAGAAAAAAATGAGAAAAGAGCTGCTTGATTTTTTGAATGGCATTACAAATGCTGTTCAATTTGAAGATGTTGTATTATCAAGGGAAACACTAACGAATGGGTATCAACATCTCATATTAAGTACAATAGAAAATAATATTCCATTATTAAAGGGGTGGCATAATCCGGAAAAAGAACAAAATAAAGACCATGTTCCGAAACACACTGGTGGGAAGAAGCCTTATATAATGCTAATTACAGGTGAGATTGAAAACCTGCGCAAACAGGGCGTACCTAATCTGGAGGAGCTTATTGGTTTTCTTGTTTGCTTAGGGAATAGCATTGAATGGAATACTGGTAGGCTAATTAACAAACGAAGTAAGAAAGCACTAAAATACAAAGATATACAGAAACTATTTAGTGGTGGTAGAAAAAAACTAGACAGGATATTGAGAGAACTAAAAGAGCACGACCTTCTTTTTGGTACAGAAGAAGGTTATTTTATTTCCACAAGAATTATAAAAAAGGGTAAAACGAAAAAGGAGGGCCGATAGAAATGGCTTATAGAATTGAGAGGTACGAACAAGCCTTTGATTTAATCGAAGTTGCTTTTGATGAAAAAATGCGTGACTTTGTCAAACGTCTTGAGAGGGAAGGACATACAGAAAAGAGTATTTGTTTTTCAATATGGAAAAGTCAGGACAAAATAAGAGCATTTAACCGTGATTCTAGATTTCTTGGTATTCTCAAAAACGAGATTAACAAATGGTCATGGAAAAAAGATGACTCACGCTGGAAAGATTACTGGACAAAGAAAAACGAAGAAAAACGGGCTAAAATACTACAAGAAGAACTTGGTAAAATCAAGATAGAAGAAACGCTTGTAGATGAAATGCTAGAAAGAAACAAATACAAAAGAGGTAGAAGAAAATCTACTGGATTTGTTTATTTCATTCAAGGACAATGCGGCGGAGCAATAAAAATAGGGTTTTCTAAAAAGCCCGAAATGCGGTTAAAGGAACTACAAACTGGTTATCCAGACACATTAACAATTCTCTTAATGATACCAGGGAGTGAGTCTGATGAAGCGGCATTTCATAAAATGTTCGAGGAGTTTAGGCTAAAAGGCGAATGGTTCAGACCTGATCCGTATATTATCAATAAACTCAAAGAAATGGCGGAAAAAGTACACCAATAACCCCTTAGCGAGGGCTTATATATAAAAAATAAATGGAGGCGAATGTATTATGAGAATCATGTTTATTGATCATGGTATTAGGGACACAGAGATAACCATTATAGACACAAAAAACAAGAATTTTCTAGAAAGAGGCTGACAGAAGAAAGCAACATAAACGGAACAGAAAAAACAGCAGAAAAGGTTTTAGATATTGCTATTAAATACAAGGTAAAGCGTATTTACTACAAAAGGATTACTATTGATGAGATATTTGGCGATGCTTTTAGGCGTCGGGCTAAAAAGAGATTAGGCTGGTGGAAAAGACGGCAAATTCTCAACGGCTTTATTGGTTGCAGATATAGCAAAATGGATTAAATGGAGGCGAATGTATTATGTATAAAATATTAATTAGAAAAGATGTAAACAGTGGGTGGTTTTTCGTAAGTGAAAGTCGCTCTCAAGCGTTAAAAGAAACAGCGATGTTGTGTACTAACTATAGTCCAGATTGTGAATATGGAACAAAGGAAAAAGCTTTGGAAGACATAAATTTATTGTTAAAAAACTATAGCCTAAATAACATCAGAATAGTTCAGAAAGTTGAATTCATGATAAGCGTGGATTTAGCAAAAGAACCAGAGAAAGTTGCTAATCTATCAACAGAAAAATTTGATGAACTAAAAATAGCTTTAGAACAAGGGACATTGAAACTAGCAAAAGAGAAGGAAGCGACAATAACTACAAGTAATGGCGTGGTTAGCATTGAGCAGGGAAGGTGAGTGTTCCCATGACCCAATTTATTCATGACATGGTACGCATGACAGAGGGTGGAAAGCTTATTAATTACTGGTGGCTGTGGCTGACAATAATGGTTGTCGGGACGGCTATTTTATATTTTACGAAGGAAAGGTTCTAGGGGGCAATTCCATGATTAATTGCTACAGATACACAGATACGGAAATAAAAAAGCTGCTAAAAAGCATGACAATAGTCGTTGATACACGGGAGCAAAACAACAAAGCGATTATTGATTATTTTACAACTAAGAAAATACCCTACATCACTCAAAAAATGGACTTTTGCGATTATTCGTGTTTCCTGCCAGCTAATGTAGAGCTTGGCATAGTTCGTGATACATACATCGACTGCTATTTAGAGCGTAAGGGTTCACTAGAGGAACTAAGTGGGAATTTGTGTAACGATAGGACGAGGTTAGAAAGCGAATTTTTAAAGGCAAAAAGTAAGCGACTTATTATGATGATTGAAGAATCCACAGGGCTAGAAAAAATCATAGAGCATAAATACAAAACCGAGTACAACGAGAAGTCATTTTTGGCGAGCCTATTCAGTTTTGCACACAGATACAGCATTGACATTCACTTTATCGGCGGGAAATATGCTGGACTATTTATCTATATGCAAATGTACTACGCAACGAGGGAGCTATTGAAGGCGTGAAATATAATTGAATTTTTAGGAGGCGGTAAATCATGGCTAAAGTATTTGCACCATTTGCAGCCATTGCAATTACAATGGTGTTGATTATTCTTAAAGGCTATATGGAGAATAAATTTAACACAACCCTTGACTGGGAACCAGCAATACTCGCGGTAATCTTGCTTGCTTATTTTGAAATACCAAGCAAGAAATAACCATATAGGAGGCGTATATTGTGGGTGATATTACTACAATAAAGGACAAAAAGTATTGCATAGGCATGGATTTAGCACGTCAAGGATCAGATAAAACCGTTTGTAAAAAGACAATAAGCAATCCTACACCAAAAGGCGAATCTATTTGGTATCAGCTTTATAAAGAGTGGGTGAAAAATAAATAAGCTATTAGGAGGCGTAAGCTATGGCTAAAGAACCATATACAAAGTACCTTGGCGAAGGTTACTGTGATAGAGTGAGAAAACTTCTCACAACTGATGATAAAATGTGTACTGATACCATGATTAATTCTGATGTATGTATTGGTGGCATGAAGCAAATACTTACCCCATATTTAGAGGGTAGCAACGTTACTTTTGTTCCTACAGACAAGGTACAGGTGAAGGATGAAGTCGACTATGCGGCATTTCAACAGGCGGCATTGTATATATTGGCAGGGATCCTTTGTTCACCTATCATCAGCAGGGCAAGAAATTTCCCTTTTCTAGGGCAGAAGTACCAGAAGAATTGGAAGAAGAAGCAGACAAAGCTAATGCAAAAGGGGCATTTGTGGCTTGAATCGTTGAAGAAGCAAGGAGCAGAAAAATGTTAGAATATGAACAAGGTTATTTTAAAGCACTTATGGACTTGGGTAATTTTTGCGATATTTATTCTGAAGATTTAAAGACGCTTAGGGCTAAGAAATACGTTGTGCTTTTAGGTCTAATAAAATACCTTGTAGAGAATGAGCAAGAAAGAGAATTATTCGCAAAATATGGAGGAAATGTTGGTGTTAAAATATCCAACGTTAAAAAATCTAAGGACGTGAAAATTCTTTCTGTTTTTGATAGGTTTAATCATGTTAGTGAAGTACACAATAAGTAAAAATTATATAACATTAGCAGGGGAACCCTTTTTAATTGTCGAATTTTGGCAATAGAGGGGGTGAAGTAGTTGGATAAAAGAATAGTTGAGTTGCTAGAGCAGATGTTGCAGAAACTTGACGATATCAAGAGTGATATAAGTTGGATAGAAACGCATACGAGAAATATTGACGACATAAAAAGCAATTTAGAGAGCAGATAAAAAGCAATATTAGAGCCTGCGGGTTCTTTTTTAATACAAAAATATAGGAGGCGTTATTATGATTGAGATTTATTCTAATGTGTTTGTGGGGGACGATACGGATGCGGAGTTAGTATTAAAAGGGACGATTGATGGTTATTTCATACTTCACGCAGCGAAAGAACCATTTCACAGGCAAATGGTAGGTTATATTGGACGTGGTGCACCTAAAGACAGCCCAGAATACCTATATGCAAGGCGTGGTAACAGAATGGCGTTAAATATGGTGGACGCAAACAACCCCAAATTCTTCTCTAAAGAGATGATTGAAGCAGGGTTGGACTTCCTCGAAGAGGGCTACAAGGCAGGGAAGAAGTTATTTGTACACTGCAACAGGGGTGAGAGCAGAAGCCCATCGGTTGCGATGCTGTTTGTGTTTAAGCGAATACTCAATAACGGAGCTACATTCGAGGAAGCAGAGGCTGAAATAAAGAAGATTTACCCCGATTATGCACCGAATGACGGAATAAGAGGACATTTACAGCAATATTGGAGTGAGTATTGATGGAAGGTGCAAATAAACGTTCTGCTTGTTTAGAGGGAAAACTAAAGCCTCGTTTTCGAGTTAGGGGTTGTGGCAGTAGATTTGGAAAGAATGAATATAAGCGTTGGAGTATAGCGAAAAAAGGTTCTTGCCCTTGTTGTGAAGGGAAGCCTAAATGCGATATTGTTACAGAGGATGACGGAAGTCGTTATAATGTGGTAATTTGTTCAAAATGCGGCAGGATGCTTTATTGTGATTATTGTGGGGTGGGTATTGATGAGTGACACACTCTCTTATTTTGAATGGGTATATAACGAAGGAAGAGAGATAGTAAAGCACGAAGTTGACAAACTAATTCCTGCCGAGAGAGAAAAACTTGTCCACGAAGTAGAAGGTGCATACACCGAATTACAGCAACATGGGAGTGAGTATTAATTAACATATGCGGTGGCGGAATAGGTAGACGCTTAAAGTGGGATAAGTTGGCAAAGCACAGGAGCGTTAATAAGAAAACACATAAAAATATATACCTAACTGTTTCTCCCGGATAATTGTCAATATGCAGGGTGCAGATCCCTGCCCGCATATGTTTTTTATAAAATATATTTGGTGGTGAGTATTAATGACAAAACAAGAAGAAGATAAAGTATGTGAAATAATACACGAACTAAGTAAAGCAGGAGAAATGCTTAATAATGTTATAAAAAACGACAGAATAGACATTGCAAAGAACGAAAGAGTAGTTAAAGAAGCAAAAGGGATCATCACTAATGCCTCTTTTGATTTAGACAACATGATTTAGGGGGCGGTTAAGTTGGACGTATTAGCAAAACAATGGCACAACTGCCCTATTTGCGGTCAGAAACTGTGTCGCAGGGAAGAAGATAGTAAAGTAAAGAAAATATATCTATGGTGTAAGAAATGCAAGAGAGAAGTTGAAGTGAATATTGATTGAGCCTTTGAGCCTATCTGTGATTGCCTTTGTTGGCGGTCGCAGGTAGGCTCTTTTTGTTTTTACAAGGGGACGTGATTTTATGCTAAATACCTGTCAGGCTTGTGGTAAGGAGTTTGAAGGGCAAAGTGGAAGTAAATATTGTCCCGAATGTTCGCATAGGGAAGAAACTTGCGTAGTATGCGGTAAAAAATTCACCACGATTAAATACGACCAAGTGAAATGTAGCAATTGCGTGGGAAAAAAGCCGCCTGCACCAAGTAAAGCAGGGGAAGTCAAGTGTGCCATTTGTGGCACTATTTTTATGGCTAAAAACGCCCAAACAGCGAAGTATTGCGAGAAGTGTAGGAAGCTAGATTCCTATAAGAAGAGAAAATCAGGAGCAACCGATATAAAAAGCGACAATTTTAAGCAAGTGCAAGTACGATGTGCTTATTGCGGAACAGTGTTCTCTTGTACATGGCAACAGTACCGTAGAGGTAGGAAGTATTGCGGTAACGCTTGCAGGGATAATGCACAGAGGAAGCGGACGGAAGAGAAGCACGGACCAACACCTGTGGATGAAAAAATTGAACAGGTAGCAGAGCTTGATTATGAACCACATGAGGGGCAGTGGAAATTCCACAAAAGCAAGGCGAGGTTTCGTGTGCTTGTATGTGCGAATAGATGGGGAAAAGACCGTGCGAGCATTAATGAGTTTATACAGAAGTTTGCCGATATGTTGTCTGAAAATCGTTCATCAACCCTCGTTCCACGTGTGATGGGCTGGATTGTTGCCCCAACATATCCGCTTGCAAGGCAAAACTGGCGTGAATTGAAAAGTTTTATGCCTGAACAGTGGGTTGTCAAGACAAATGAATCAGAAAGACAAATGACAACCGTATACGATGGGCTTATCGAAGTCAAGTCAGCAGATGACCCCGAGAGCCTTGTTTCTGTCGGGCTAGACATTGTGCTAATGACAGAAATGGCTAAGGCAAAGAACTTGCAGGGCGTATGGGCGAATATCTTCGCTCGTTTGTCTTCCGCTGGCAGAGGTTTAAACGGCAAGGGTGGCTTAGGAATATTCAATAGTACCCCTTTTGGACGAAACTTCTTCTATAAGATGTATATGTTCGGGCAAGACCCGACGATGCCTGACTGGGAGAGTTGGCAATTCGATTGCTATTCTAGCCCATATATTACTAAAGAGAATATAGAAATAGCAAAGCAGACTTTACCCGAGAGATTGTTTAGGCAGAATTGGTTAGCTGAATTTCTCAATGATGGCGGCGAGATTTTTGTTAATGTAGACGAGTTAAGCACCGGACAAGTCGAGGATCCGAAGTTTGGTATGTTATATAAAGCAGCTTGGGATCCTGCTCAACGTGGTGATGTTAGCGTATTTGGCATTAGAGACCAATATGGCAAGCAAGTATTTAAGCGTACCTTTACAGGCAAAGGTTGGGAGTTTCAGATAGATATAGTTGTCGCTAATTGCATGAGATACAATTGCTGTCCAATAGACATAGATATGACTGGTGTCGGTGATACATTACCAGAGTTTGTAAGGAAAAAAGGTATAACAGCAAATGGTATATATTGGGCTGGCGGCGGTCATTTAAAAGAACAGATGGTGTCTAATTTATGCGTACTTATGGAGCAGAAAGCAATAATTTTGCTTGACGACGATACGCAGAAAGAAGAATTGAAGTCATATGAATACAAGCTGTCCAAAAATGGAAACGTGCAATATTCTGCACCGCAAGGGCTGCATGACGACCATGTGTCCTGCCTTATGATGTTATATAGCGACTTCAATCAAGCAAGCGTAATACTGCCATATCGTGGTTTTTTAGGCGGTATAAAGAAAAAGTGATATAAAGTTTGCACGGCAGGAGTTCGCCACTCTTACTCACCACCGCCTCCGGTGGGGTTGCCGTGCAATTTAATATATACAGTGGAGGCAATAACTTAGGAGGTGGATATTTTGGTTGAAAAGAAAAGTTGGCAAGAGTTCAGAGAGAACGGATTGCTATGGTGGATTAACATGATTCTACATACCTTTGGTTGGGCGATAGCACTTGACGTTGAGGATGATGGAACAATATCAGATGCTTACCCAGCAAGGGTAAAATTTAGGGGATTCGCAGAGAAAAACAATGACGAAGGGTATCAAAAGGTTTCAAGATACTTACTTGAAAATATGGAGGAAATAGAGAAAGAGGCAAGGGAATAGGTAATTTTAGGAGGCGAACATATGAAAATAGGTATATTAAGCAGCTATTTTTTCCAAGAAGTCAAAGAACTTCACGGCAAAGACAGAACTATCTTTGGAGGTGGGGAGAGGTATTTATACGAGCTGTGCCGTTTCCTTCAATCAGAGGGACATCATGTCACAGTATATCAACCAATCAGCACACCAAAGGATATTGACCCCAAAACAGTTCCTGCTCAAATACGGAAGGAGTATAAGGGTATATCAATTGTTTGCTTACCTGGTTGTAATGATTGGACAAAAATGGGGACAAACCCCGAGCTAAATCAGTTTTTCAATGAAGCCGCAAATTATTACGATGCAGCTATTTATTTTACCACGTTCTTGGCTTATCCTCATGCGGTCAAGCGGTCAATCAGTATTTGCCACGGTATCTATTGGGATCATCCTTACAGCTCATACGCACTAGCATCAGACGAGGGCAAACAGGAATATTTGAGGCAACATCTCTATGGCTTTGAAGCCCCTGCTGTATGTGTGGCGGTAGATTCCAACGTGAAGCGAGTTATACAGGCAATAAAACCCGGAGTAGAGAGTAATATTCGAGTGATACCGAATTTCGTTGATTGCGAGAAATTCAAACCCGTGAAAAAAACATGGGAAGGAATAAAAGTACTATACCCTCGTCGCTTGTCCATACTACGTGGACAGAACGAGTTCATCAGAGCTACTCAAGTTCATCCAGAATATCAATATCTTGCAGTAGGACAAGCAGCAAACGAAGATACCGAAAAGAAAGCGGCAGATTGGGCTAAGGCTTTACCACATCTTAAATTTATCCACAAAGAAATGAACGGTATGGAGGAAGTATATCAGCAGAGCGATATTGCAGTGGTACCGACAAAGGCGTGCGAGGGATTATCCTTATCTCTTTTAGAGGCGATGGCTTGTGGCTTACCTGTAATAACGACATCAGTAGGTGGCATAGGTGATGCAATAATTGACGGCTACAATGCTTTGATTTTTGACCCTGCCAACGATAGCTTAGCTGATTACATCCACTGCCTAGCCCAAAATGAACAATCACGCAAAGTGATGGGGCAGAGGAATAGGGAAATAGCAAAATACTTTGATATAAAAACATGGCGAGCTAAATGGAAACAGATTATAGATTCGTTTTAGGAGATGATACCGTGATAATTGGTTATGCTTATGTGGTTGCCGACTTGTTTCACATTGGACACCTTAAACATCTTCAAAGCTGTAAGAGCAAATGCGATAAGTTGATTGTTGGTGTCCTTAACAATGAAGCCACAATGGAAAAAAAGAGAAAACCTATTATTTCCTTTGAGGAAAGGATGGAAATAATCCGAGGACTGAAATGTGTTGACTGTGCGGTAGAGCAGAAAACCTATTCACCACTTGAAAATGCTGTCAATGCTAATGCAGATGTTCTTTTTGAAAGCACAAGTCACACTCCGCAAGCCATAGCAGAAGCGGAGGAAACGATGTTAGAGGTTGGTGGTAAGGTAATCACTATGCCATATTACGAAGGACAAAGTTCAACAGCGATTAAACATAAAGTAGTCGCAGAATGGGGGAACAAATGAAACCTGTAAAACAAAAAATATCTGTGCTGAAAAGCATTATATGGAGAATCATGGGGGTTATCATCTTAGGGATGGTGACTTATTTTTTTACCCAACATTGGATGGTAACAACGAAAATCACCATTGTTCACCATACTTTCTTTTTAGTGGTTTTTTATTTGCACGAGAGAATGTGGTCACACATCAGCAGACCAACAGGTAAAGCCAGACATATACTAAAGGCTTTGTGCTATGAAATATGTGGGGGTTTGGTTATGGGTGGACTGATTAATTACATATTCACTCAAAGTTGGCCAGTAGCGACACAAATTGCACTTACCTACACTGCAATTAAACTTGTCATGTACTACTTCTATGATAAGCTTTGGCCAGAATTTGAGAGGCAATAAAAATGGGCGGTTACGCTAACATCATAAAAAGTATCACTTCCCCGATACTGGAACATATGAGCCATCTTCCGAAGGATTTGTTTTTCTTCCTAGAGGACAAAGAAAAAAACAGCATATTTATGCCACACGGAATGAGCGATAAGGGCTATCACAAGCCACAAAGGCTTAAACAGATACACCATTTACTGTATTCCGGGCCGGCGTGGAAAGAGAAGCTAATCAAGCAAGGGATTCCTGCCGAGAGGATACATATTGTAGGGTGTCCAAGACTTGACCCAGTATTTCAAGGAAAATTAAAACACACCCCCAGTGAAAAGAAAAAGGTAGTTTGGTGTCCAACTCATAACGCCATACCTGAAATATCAAGCTATCCTGCGTTTGAACAGTACCTTAGCAAATTGCCATCTAAGTACGAGGTTATAAGTTCGGTACACCCTGCACGGAGAGAGGACAGACGGACTTCGCTGGAAATCTTGGTTGACGCAGATGTAGTACTTTCTGATACATCGTCTTTGATATATGAAGCCTTGGCAATTGGGAAACCTGTTGTTTTACTGGACTGGTTGGTCAAAGATGGGGTTTTGAAATCACTAAAAGGAACTTTTGAGGAAAAAATTTATCGAGAGGGTATTTGCTGGCACGCCAAAAGCTTCGCTGAACTACCTGACGTTATTGACTATGCTATTAAAAAATGGATGGACGTAAAGACAAAACGATTTATAGACAGTATTTTCCCACCGGAGCTAAGAGGAAAGAGTGGAGAGGCGACCGCAAAAATTTTAAAGGAGATGATAACGTGAGTTTCAACTGTCCTAAGTTTATTGAGGAGTTTAAAAACTATGTAGACAAGCTCGAAGCAAAGACAATCCTTGAGGTAGGTGCAAAGTCTGGCGAACTAATGGATGCAGTGGGTGGAGCAGGCATTGATATTAACCCAATGCGAGACGATGTCAAGAAGTGTGATATAAGAAAATACCGAGGGAAGAAACACGAATTAGCGTTTAGCTCTGGAATGATTGAACATTACACGAAAGAAGATGCAATTAAGGTACTAAAGGCGATTGCTAAGGCGAGCAGTAAGTATGTTCTAACTTATGTACCTAATAGCAATTGCAAAGCTTACATGAACGCTAAGACTAAGACAAAGGCAGAGTGGGGAAACGAACTAGATTACACAGCAGAAACTTTGGCAGGGTTACATGAAGAGATAGGATTAACTGTAGTTGATTCCGGCGTTGCGGGTACGGAATGGGCGAAAAGATTCGGAGCCGAACCAAGCGAAGGCTATTTGGTGTATTGCTTGGCAAAGAAATGAGGTGATGATTAAATGACCTTTTGGAAAAGATTCATTAAGTTACTTAGGGACTTAGCTTGTGGGGTTGATGGAAGACTCGAAGAAATTGAACAAAACACAGCGTTAATTTGGCGAGCAGTTGACCCTCCGTTTACAGTGAGTGCTAATGAACAGCCTATAAAAGTGGTAACCAGTATTCCTACTGAATTACTTCCCGACAATAGTACAAGAAATACCCTCATTATCCAAAACATAGGGATATACCCCTGTTATATTAGACTTGGGGATGCTTTAGCTAAAGAGAATTTCCATTTTGCACTTGCCCCTGATAGCAGAGAAAAGCAAGGAAATGGCGGTAGTATTGAATTAAAGGGTTGGCACGGTAGAGTTTTCGCTTTTTGTGACGAAAAAACAAAAGTTTCGGTGTTGGAATATTAAGGTGGTGGTGTAAATGGGACTTTCTTCAAGACAATTTACCAGGACGAGAGACAAGCCCATTCCTACTGGTAGACAGAGTGTAACAGGGACAAGCAGGGCAAAAACATTGTCTCCATTTCGTTCGAGAACAGCGAATGTATTAGATGAATTGCGAAGAATACCCGAGGAAGCGGAAGCTCTTGAATTTTTGCGAGGGAACAACGCAGATGTATCTATGGCAGTATGGAACTTTATTCGCCTTGCCAATCAAGGACACGAGATGTACTTCTATGACCCGAAAGACAAGACAAAGCGAATGCTTGACGTTGAAGCACGATGGAAAGAGTTTGCTTCTAGGATAAATGAAATATCTAATGCAGGGTTAGATGGTTTTATTGACATATTGCATTATCTTGCTTATATGCGTGGTGCACAAGCCGCAGAGGCAGAGGTAAACCAAAGCAGAACAGATATATTGGATATTCACCCGATTATTCCTCAAACGGTTACGTGGGAGTATGAAGAACGAGGTGGACGTAAGATATGGATACCGTATCAACAACAGCAATTAGGGAAGAAAGTATCTTTAGAACCGGGCAAGGCGAACTTCTTCTGGGTTCCAACTGACCCTATGGCAGGTGATCCAAGAGGAACGCTGGTCATGGCTCCTGTTTTACAAGCTATTGATTTTCAAATGCAGATATTGCAGGACTTGCAATCGGTCTTACATCATCAAGGGTGGCCGAAAAACGATATAAAAATAGTACTAGAAAGAGTTATGAATGCTATGCCGCCACAAATCAAGGGAGCAGGCCCCGAAAAACAGCAAGAATGGTTAGATTCTCAATGGCAAAACGTTGTCAATATGCTTAATAAACTAGAGCCGGACAGCGACTATATTCACTATGATGACATTGAAATTGATATGAACAAAGGAGCCAACGCTGGTAGGAGTCTTGATGTAAGGGCAATAAGCGAATTAGTAGATACACAAACGCTATCTGGTGCTAAACAGATGGCTATTTTTATGAACAGAAACCAAGGCGTAACGGAGAGTTGGGGCACGGTACAATTCAAAATATTTGTAAGTGGTTTAAAGTCAAGTCAACGTGGCTCAAAGAGAATTATCGAAGGAATATCAAAGTTATGGTTGCGAGTAAATGGTATACAGTCATCTCCAGTATTTACCCACAATACCATTGACGATAACAGTGAAGAACAGCGAATGACCGTTAAACTAATGAAACAGCAGTTCTGGGCTATTTCTCAATTGATGAATTGGGTTGATAAAGACAAAGCCGCTCAAGAAGTGGTTAATGCCGAAAAAGCCGTAGGAGAACCATCAGAGAATATTCGTGTGTCACTTAGTTATGGGGGTGGTAAAGATGGACAACAAGACAATAAAACAGCTCAAAAAGCAAATAGCAGAGCAGGCGGCAGAATCGAGCCTCAAGAGGATGCTTGATGGGCGAATAGTGAAAGGTGGTGGTTACGTTGGCGAAAGCTACAGCGGAACAGCTCAAATTAATAAATAAGTTTGCGAAAGTCCCTTTGACTGAGGACAATTGTTATACTCACGGGTTTAGGTTAATAGGTACAAAACTTATTACCGATAGGTATTTAAAGTTAGACAAGTCCCTGCTTGACGTGTACCTAAAGGACGTTAAAAATGGTGACGTAGTACAAATTGCTGACCATTCAATGGGTGGTATAAAGGGTTTGCTGAAGGTAACTCTTCCATTCGGGCGGTTTTTTGATGGCGAATTGGTAGAAGAGGATGGTGAAACCAATCTTAATGGCTATATGTATATGAAAACAGGGCAAAAGACATACGCCGAACCGTTTACGACAGACGACCTTAGCGAGCAATTAGATGCAGGAACTCTTGACGATAGTTCCGTGGGTATATGTTGGGATAGATCCGAATGTTCAATATGTGGTAATGATATACGAGATTATGACAATTGCCAACATTATCCAGGAAGAACATACAAAGTGAAGGACAAAGATTACCTTTGTTATGTGATAGCCAAACCGATTGAAGGGGAAGCCTCTAACGCTTGTATGCTTGAAAATAGTATTGTAGGTGTAGGTGCTTACCCCGATGCAGGACATTTAGCCAAAGAGGGACAAACAGAAAAGCCCAAGTATCACAAAATAAATAACATGATGGAACTAAAACTGATTCCCCAAGAGGAACCAGTTTTTTGTTTATTCTCTGCCGACCATGCGGAAATCCTGACACGAACAGAGTATGAACCAGACGTGGCAAGGTTACACGACCTTTGTCACAAGTCCTACCAATTGATGAAGGAACAAGGAGATACCACAGGTCAGGCAATGAGAGAGTTGACCCAAAAGCATACCGAAGCAGTGGAACGACTTATTACGCAGCAGGAACACTATTTGGAAGATGCTTTAGACGGCAATTTGCCGGGTAATTTGAAATCAAAATCAATCCGAAGGGAGGAAGATGAGTTGAACGCTTTAGTAAAAGAGATTTTTGATAAAGCTGGGGTAGACCCAGAGCAGATTGAAGCCGTTACTGAACAAGGTTTTAAGCTCAAAGATGGCACAGAGAAGCTTATTGTTGGTGCTGATTATGGTGCTCATGCAGAGGGCGCTATAGACAAGATTGAATTAGAGAGTGCAAAAACCAAAGTAGCAGAGTTAGAACCCCTTGCAGAAGATGGAAAAGCATTTCGCAAAGAGGTGATTGATGAAGCACTTGCCACAGGAGTAAGGGCAATGGGGAATGACTTCCCTGCTGATACATGGAAGGGAACTTTTTCCACAATGTCTATTCAGGCAATACGGGATATTACAAAGACCTTCAATGCACAGGCAGGGGTGGAGATTCCTACAGGACGACAGACAATACCAGGTGGATTTAACAAAACAGATGTAAATAACATACCAGATGAGGCTTACAGAGCCTAAAGAAAGGGGATTGATAAACCATGAGTAGAGGTGGAATTTCGTTTGAAGGTATTGGTACAGAGAATGTCACAGTCAAAGCCGATGCCGATGTTAAAGCACTCGTTACCGCTGGTGACGCTGACGATGTAGTAGGTTTAGCCGTTACAATCACTGGCAATGATGAGGCTGGATTGGGTGCAGCAGGTGCACCTATTTTTGGTTATATAGACAAATACGAGGATGATGATTGTATGTCCGTGCGGTACAGAGGATTTGCCGAATTTAACGGTGTTTCCGGTTCTTTGCCGACTGCCGGGACAGATTTTGTCGCAGTAGTTGACGGCAACGGTGCAGTAATGGCTTCTACTGGTGCTACTGGCAAGAGCCAGATTGTATCCGTAGGAAGCGAAGTAACAGGACCCATTGTGGTTCTATTAGGTTAAGAGAGAGGAGATTGATAAGTGATGAGTGCAAAATTAGAATTATCTCGTGATATGTACCTTGAAGCGGCAGCCCAAAAGGTAACTATGTCGCAGTACTTAGAAAAGAAAGACCCTACTCCTGAAGGGGAGAAATTGGACGCATTTCAACGTCAATTAAAAAGATTGGGGATTGTAACAAAGTCCATTTTCGAGAAAGGAATCTATGCTGATCCGGTAGAAGCCTTTTATCGTACCTCAGAAAGTCCTGTATTATTTCCCGAAACAATTGCTCGCCAAGTTAGGGAAGCTATTAGCCAAGATACTATTCTTCCTTATCTGATTGGACAAAATACTATCATAAAAGGCGACGCTTACCGTACTTTCTATGTTGAAGATCAGCCTGAAAAACAGAGGAAAAAGAGAGTTACCGAAGCTTCTGAATTGCCTAAAGCTAAAATTGTAGGTAAAGAACAAACGGTTAAGATTTATAAATTTGGGCGGCAGATCGAAGCTTCTTATGAAGTTATCCGTAGGATGCAGATAGACATGTTGGCGCTTCATATTCGCAGAATTGCAATGCAGACTTCCAAAGATAAGGTAGAGGAAATTATCAACGTAGTCATAAATGGAGATGGCAACAATAACGCCGCTCCCGAATTAAAGCTTAAAGTCGACCTTGATGCCGGAGCAACAGCAGGCACCTTGACTGCAAAAGGATTGTTGGCGTTCCTCATGGAATACGATCCATTCCCTGTCAATACACTGATTGCGGCTAAAGATGCGTTCATTCAGTTGGTATTGACCAACATTCCCAGTCTTTCTACTGCCGATTTACTTAGATTATTGGCACAGGGCACAGCAGGTGGCGTAACTTTAAATGCTCCGCAATTACCTAACGGGGCTGTAAGACTCTTCTGGAATACCAACGTTCCTTCCTTGAAGGTGCTTGGTATCAACAGTCAGTACGCTATTGAGCAGGTAACAGAAGCAGGCTCGGACATTCAAGAAGCGGACAAATTTATCACTAGACAGACACAAGTCTTAACCGTGTCCGAGAACAGTGGCTACAGTAAGATGTTTAACGAGGCTACTAAAATACTCAACATTAACGGTTAAGGAGGTGGACAATCATGTCCAACCGTATCCTTATGGCTGATGGCTGGGAGCAGAGAATAAGGGATAAGATAGGAGTTTTAGACTCCTATCTTCCTGATTCTGCTATTCAACAGCCCGATGTAATCGATGTTGCCGAAGCAAATATTATTGAGCAGGTACCTAATTATGCTGAATTAGAAAGTGAAGCCTTAACATGGCTAGAAGCCGCCACTGTTTGCGAGTGTGCGGTTTTGCTGTGTATTGGGATGGCTGTGCGATTGCCAAAGTCATCACAAGGACCTCATGCGAAGTATGAGATTGGCGTGAACTGGGGCAAGAAAAAAGAGGAATTGCGGGCAGAACGAGACAGCCTTCTTGCGAGGGTTCTATCGTTGCCAATCCACTACCACTTTGGATTAAGCAGGTGATGTAAAGATGAGTTATGCCGAAAACTTCATACAGGCTTATGGACAGGAGTGTGTCATTGAACGCACTCCTTCTGTTTCTGCTTATGTAAGCATGACGCTTGCAACCAAAAGTTATAGCGATAACCGGGATTTGTACCGTAACGGGTTAATTTCGGCTAAATACAATTTGGCTAGTGGTGAAGTCATCACAGTAGGAAGTGAAAAGTTTTTAATTCGCTCTGTGATACCCGACCAGCATAGTAAGGAAATAGCTTTTGTAGCTTCTAAGGCTAATGCAATATTTATTCACAAGCGATTCACGGAAACAGCGGACGATTGGGGCAATCTTACACAGGAATGGACTACTATTACAGACAATGTTTATTCCACTGCTCAAATAGTATCGGCGGCTTTACGGCAACAAGACCCAGGGTTGTTGTCTACTACAAAGTGGGTATTTCTTATTCCTGCTACCACGACCATACAGGAACTGGACAGATTGCAATTTAAGCCAGATGGGGACAAATGCAGGGTAGATTCCGTTGACGATATACGGCTACCTGGACTTTTGAGAGTGCAATGCTCTGATGATAGGCGATAATGATTCACCTTGGAGAACCGTAGCAACAAAGACGAAGGGAGGCACCACATGGAAAAGCAGGATGAAATCTACATTGAGTCAGTAAAAGAATGGCTAAAAGAACAGGAATTGCGGCTAGAAGAACTGACGAAAACCATTGAGTTGTCCCAAAAGATTATAGACTCGAACAAAAAGCAGGGTTTATTGCTGTGCGAAAGCACCGGAATTGCCGTTGGCAGATATAACGAGTGGGCGGAACAAAACAACGCCGAGAAGATTGAAACATTTGTCATACCGCCAATATTAATGCCACTATGACGATTAAGCTAGATTCTACTAGGGCAATGGTGGCTTTTCAGAAGCATATAACAGTGTACCTCTTGGCAATACGAGAAGAATTGCTTAACGATGCTCAAGCGACTATGCAAACGCCAGAAGGACGTATGGACTTAACGAATGGCGATATCAAGATTATTACTGGCTATGTTTCTGCTTCCATCACTGGCGGTACGCAGGCGACTATGGATGAGTGGGGGACTGGTTCGTTAATGGACACAGATAACCCTGCTTTAAGTAGTTACCGTAGTAGCAATAGATGGAACCCTGCTAGATACGACTTAAAGCGAAGGGGCAGACCCGCAGGACGATATACCGACATATTCGGCAAGGTGAGGACAAGCAGGGGGAAGGCAAGGGGATTAGATTTAGAACTAATGGCAAGGGAAGGCAAGATTCCTAAGTCATATTTACCTACCCCACCTTCTCATGCTATGAAAAACGCTTTTCGCTGGTTGGCAAACGGTAGGTTTCAATGGTACCTGCAAAAGGTAATAACAACCTTCCCGTGGGGGAAGTATCTCAAAGTAACAAATACAAAGGGGTGATGCAATGTTTGACCCCGCAGGAGATCTGAACTGGACTTGGAAAACGGTAAGAGATAACGCAGGCGTACTTTCGGCTATGGGCTTGACTGGGGCTAGTAATGTGACAATTGCCAAGCAAATCACTAAAACCTCTGATTACGAAGGTTTAGCGGGTGACGAACGGCGACTATGTATTTATTTCTTACCATCAAGACCACGCATAAATAATCTTAGAACGCCAGAGATGGTACAGATAGAGTGTCATGTGCCACACAGAGAGTCAATGAAGGCGTATGAGGTTATCACAACCGTACACGGAGCTTTGCAAGGGCAATGTGTCAACGGTCACATATTGGAATATGCAGGACAGCTCGGGGAGCTTGCAACAGCCTCGGGCTATTTTTGTGCCGGAATACGGTATCAGTACGTAAGTAGTGTTTAATATTTGGAAGGAGTGATTTAATTGAATCCTATTTTACCTTTAAAAGCGGGCAAGATTATTCTCTTTAAGTTCAACAGCAATGGTACATTAACAAAAACGGCAGCAAATGTTGCTATGAATAACGGCACGGTGGCTAGCATCGAACGTGGGCGTTCGATCGAAACAAAAGAATTACCTGATGGCAACAGTCAGTACCCTATGACCGTTCGTGACCTCAAGGTGAATGATACTTTAAAAGTGAATATGTCCAGTTTCCAACCGGCTTTATACGCAATGTTGTCTGGGGAGGAAATAGCAGAAGAAACAGACGTTACCATGTCCTTAGTTGAGGTAGAAGAGACTATTGACGAGACAGATTTTACCGTAGTTCTTAACCCTGCCTATGATGGCGAAGGAATGCTTTTAGTTGCAGGAGTGGACAGTACACCTTTTGCCAAGGTTACAGAAACACCTGCTACAGGCGAGTTCAGCGTATCGGCTGACACATTGACCTTTAATTCCACTGACGCAGGAAAAGGAATATTGATTGCCTATGACTACACGGCAGCAGAAGCAACATCGTCTGCTTTGCCGGAAACGATAAAAAGACCTGCTCTTCATGCGATTATCTCTTCCGAGGTAACAGATGAACCCGATGAACAGAATATTTATCGTTCTAACACCATTATTGACAGGTGCAAATCCGTTGGCGAATTGAAGCCGCCTGATAAGAAACCGGATACCGATGGATGGAGCTATACTTTACAGGTATTAAAGCCTCGTGGTGGACAGGCTCCTGTTAAAACATTAATTGACAAAGCAATTATTGCCTAAAAATAACATAGGAGGCGTATAAAGTGAGTGAACAGCAAGAAAAACAGCAAGTGGAAAGCAAGGCAATTCCTCTCAATGTAATGCTTGAGAGTACAGAGGAACATATTGTGAGGGGGACGAAGTACCTTATTCGTCCTCTTTTTCTTGGAGAAGTACCGGAATTTCAACGTGATGGATTAAGCGTTGGTTCACAATTTTTCAATCTTGCTGACGAAGAAAAAAGCAAGATGCTTGACAAATGGTTACAACGAATTGTTTTTAGCAAGGACGGCGAACCTTTATCTTTGCAACAGTTAAAAGATAAGCATTGGAACATCAAGGAATTAAAGGATATTTTATTGAAAGTAATTGATATATCGGACTAAAAACGGCTCAACCCGAAAAGAAAGAAGATGGAGAGGAGGGGGATTGGGCTGAAAACTTTGCAATCCTTCTCTCTGTTTTTCATCTTAGCAAAGATGAAATAAAGAAGAGTACAATTCCCTTTTTAAAAGGGCTTTTGAATACATTGCCACGAATGGCAGAATTGAACCGCAATCTAAACGGTGGCGGTGGTTGTCCTCTGCTTGGCACAGGCACAACAAGCGAAGAAGCACCACAACAGCAAGAACGATATAAAGAGGCAGAGAAAGCCCCAACGGTAAGCGATATAAAGAATTTTTTTGGCGGTTAATAGGGAATGGGAAAAGCCCCAATCATTGTGATTGAGGCTTGAATAAAATATTATCTTTTTGTTTTGTGATATCAATCAAAACCTTTTATAGCTTACTTTTGCTTTCTTGTGGTTGTGATGTTTGTACTTTACTTTTTTGAACTAAATAGTTATGTCTTGTTTTGTTTATGTAATTTGGGTCAATTCCTGTTTCTGTAAATAGGCTATTATATATTTCGTTCGTTGTACTATCACGCATCTCTATTCGTAGCAAAGTTTCATTTAGCCACAACGCCATCATATCAAAAAGGAAAACATTTTCTGCTGTGGCGTTGGATGCTGTCGTATTTACTGCTTTGACATCTTTAATTGGGTATTTGACTATTGGCTTTAAATCTTGGTTTAAAACATAAAAAAACTTCCCTCTTAATGCGATAACAACTCTTTTTTTAGTAGAACCAAGCCGGGGGTTATCTCCGCCAGTCAAAGTAGCGAATCCACGATAGGTATATACTCCCATGGCTAGACTGCTGATTACGCCACGTTCGCCAGCTCCAGTAAATAATGCAATAATAATCTTGGCAGGTTCCTTGAACAAAAGGAACAGCAGAAAAAAAATAATAGCGCACGCTAGAAGCCCTCCGAATTCATAAGCACCCATGTCGCCCCTCCTTTTACCCAAATAGTACCATAACCACATAGAAATGCAACTAATATTTGTGTATTATACATAATAAAAGTATAAAAGATGTTACACAATTATCTTTTCTACTACAAACCATCATTTACTTGAATCTTTTTACGCATATTAAAATATTTTCGTTCTTTTCGCTTGACAAATGTCTCATAAAGATTTAATATGTTGGCATATGAACCGAAAGGGGGCATAAGTTATTGATGAATTATTAACAACAGATGATTTGTGCAGAATTTTCAAGGTTGCTAGAAAAACAATCGAACGGTGGAGAAGGGAGGGGATGCCATATATAAAAGTAGGTATAAAAACGGTCAGGTTTGAACCAAAGGAAATAAAAAAATGGATTGATGAAAATAAAAACAAAAAATACGCAAAATAAAGGAAGCCCGATAGATTGGCGTCTAGGACGGACTTCCTTCCCCGAAAGAGGACTAACCAAAATTAATTGGTGTAGTGTACATATTATACAATAATACTTTGTATTTGTAAAGGACTATGACACAAATTTTGGTAATTGACTCTTTCGGTTGGTGTGGAAAATACGAAAGGGGATATTTTTATGTCAAGTGATTTTCAATGCGAAGAAATAGACACAGCGTTATTTAATGATGAGGGGTTTGAAAAGTATCACGACAACATGACTAATACGATGAACAATTTATCGGACAAGCTAAGCGAAAAAGGAATAAATAGAAAGTACATGATTGAGTTAGTTAAGGCGGTTTTGGATTATGAATCTTATGTTTCCGCATTCCGCAGTAATTGGGTATCAAATCATTATGCACCTAACAATACGAAAGGGGTGCTATAATGAACAATGAAATTATGGTAGTAAACGGAAATGAACTTAGGGTCAAGGAGTATAATGGACAGCGAGTTGTCACTTTGTGGGATATTGCAAGATTACATAATGTTACCCCACATAACGTAAAAATGAATTTTGATAATAATGTTAAGTATTTAGCAGAAAGAGAAGAATATTTTTTAATAGACAAGCAAGATGATTTTGCTCTCAATTTGATTGCGAGCAAAGATATAGATTATCACGTAACAAATGCAGTTAAAAATATTCCTGTATTTACAGAATCGGGATATTTGATGTTATCCAAACCAATGACAGGCGATCTTGCTTGGAAAGTTCAGCGAGAGCTTGTCAAAAATTACTTTGCAATGAAGGAAGTGAGGCAACAGATACAACAGATACAAAAGCCGACCATGTCTCCTGAATTAGCGGCAGACCAAGCGAGATTTATTGTTGAGCTTGCTAAAACAGCAGGAGTTAGTACAGAATCACAAATGTTATGCGTGAAGTACCTTTACAAACAGGCAGGGATGGAAATACCAATTGAGGTACTAACGGAACGGAAGTTATATGATTTAAAGACCATCGCCAAGGAATTAGGAATAATGAGTAAAACCGGAAAACCACACGCCAACGCAGTATCGGCTATTATCAAGCAGATAGATATACCAGACACGATGAAAACAGAGGTTCTTGAAACTAATGGCAAGTGGACAGGTTCTGTGACAAAGTACAAGAAAGATATATTTGGGTACATACAGAATTGGTTGGAGGAAAACAAAAGACCTTCTGTAGTAAAAACAGTAGGCAAGCAATATGCAATTACTTATTGTTAGAAGCACGTCAACTTAATAAGGGTTACAAAGCATCATCTAAAATTAGGTGGTGCTTTTTTATGTGCAAAAGGTGGTGAGAAAATTGGGTGATACACCGGAATTAGGCGGTACTCAAATGATGGGTACGGTGGGTATAAACTATATGCCTGCTATTACTGCGTCCATGAAATGTGTAACGGCACTTGAAGCAGTTAATATGGCGTTAAAGAATACCCAAGGTATGGCAAAACAGTACGGAGCGGTATTTGCGAATGACCTAGCAAAACAAACTGGTGGACAGGGCGTTATCCTCGACCGCTATGGTAATACGTTGTCACAGGTTAGTGCTAAAACAAGAACAGCGACCCAAGAGGTAAAGAAGCATTCAAAGTCGGTCAAAGAGCTTGCTAATTCTCATTCTTTCCTTCAACATCGCATGGGTTGGTTTGTGTCTGGCGCTGCATTTTACGGCACAATAAGTGCTGCAAACAAAGCAGTCGAAGCCATCAAAGACGTAGAGACGAGCATGGTAGTTATTCGCCGCACAACAAATGATTTGACTGCTGACTTTGGCAAAATGCGGACAGAGCTGTTACAGGCAGGCGTTGACTTCGGTCATTCGTGGAGCACAGTACAAGAAGCTGCCGTAAGATGGGCTCAAGCTGGTTATCAAGCGAATGAGATAGTGGAACTTACCAGAGTGTCTTTATTGGGCTTGAACGTAGCAGAGATGGACACAGAGATGGCCACTCAAGGGCTCATAGCAATTATGGCACAGTGGGGTTTCCAAACAAGTGAGCTAGTTACCGTTATAGACAAATTAAATAAAACTTCGGACAATTATGCTATTACTACAGGTGATTTAATAGAAGGCTTGATAAGAACATCTGGTGCGGCTAGAGCGTTGAATATGTCATTCGAGGATACGGTAGGTGTAATCACAGCAACAAGGGTTGCCTCGGGTAGATTAGGGCGTGAAGTTGGTAATGCGTTAAATACAATTTTCTCATATATTACTAGACAGTCTACATTAAATAAAATGGTGGATTCGGGTATAGATGTGTTTGCTGACAAAGCTACTGGCAAGCTTAAACCTGCTATGCAATTATTGACAGAGTTTACGGAACGTTGGAGCGGTTCTGTCGAATCCATGCCTGACGAACTTGTGAATACAGCTGACTCTATGGGTTTAATGACGGAAGAAATGGCTGGAATGGTAGGGATGGAAAAAGAGTGGACAGACATACAGAAGATCGATTTAGAGCAAGCGGTAGCAGGGGTGAGACGTAGGAGTTTCTTAATCGCATTAATGAGAAACTTTGCCGTGGCTCAAGAAGTTTCAAATGGCTTGCATAATGTCGAAGGTTATTCAATGCGACAAAATGCCGAAACTATGGAGACGTTAGAAAAGAAAGTAAATGCACTTAAAACAGCTTTCACGATGCTCGCCGTAGAAATGGGCGAAGCAGGGGTATTAGAACAGATGAAGGGTGCAACAGATGAGATAAGAGGCTGGATAGAAGCCTTTGAGAAGTTACCGCCTGAATTGAGACAGGTAATTCTTTCGCTTGGCGAAGCCGCTACAATTTTGGGGGTGACTAATCTAGCTGCAAAAACATTCTTTGATGTTAGCCTGGTTAAAAACATAGAAAAAGGGGTCATATCCTTAGCGGCAATGACCGCAGGTATTGGCAAAGCAGAAAAAGCAACGCTGGGATTCGGGGCGGCACTAAAACTTCTTGCTAGTAACCCAATAACATGGGCTGTGGTTGGATTAGGTACGCTGATAGTTGCATTAAAAGAATATCAAGAGTGGCAGGAAAAGGCAGACGAAAGAACACTTGAATTTATCAATAAACAGACTAGAGCTGCAGGAGCCGCAACCACAGAAGCTGATGAGTTGCGAAAACTTAGCAAAGAGTATGAATGGTTGACTTCAATAAAAGAGCGAACTAACGGAGAAACAGAAAGGTTAAACACATTAACTGAACAATTGACAGAGAAAATGCCGGGGCTTAGCACCGTCTTTGATTCATCCGCAAAAGCCACAGAGAAATACACTCTTGCAATAAGTGCGTTGCGTGGAGAAATTGAGTTGCTCGACCAACAGGCAAAAGATAGTATTCGCATGGCTGCAAATGAGGCGGCACTTCAAATTGGACCAACTGACGAGAAAATAGCGGAGTTAAAAACGAAACTAGATAAGAATGCGGCAGATTATCGGATAGCGAGAGATGAGGATTATTACATAGGACCTAAGGCGAAAAGTCTTAGAATGGAAGATAATAAATGGCAATTTATCAAAAGCAAAGCGAATTTAATTGAAGAACGTAAAGAGATAAAGAAAGAGCTAGACGAAGCTTTAGCATATAAGGAACAACTTAGCAATGCTTTGAATATGCAAGCGGAATTATATGAGGATAGTTGGTTAAAAAGAGACAGAGCAATTACAGCTGCAGGTGGAGATGCAAGTGGTGGTGGCAGTAGCGGTACACCCACAGAAACAGCGGCACAAACATACGAACGCCTCAATGAAGAACGTGAACAACTTCGCCATCAATTGAACATAGGTGCAGTAAGTACAGAACAATACCTTGCTTCGTTACAGCAAATTGAACAAAGTATGCGAGCGGCGGGTATTGAGGAAAAGAAAATATGGTCACTTCAAGAGGAAATCTATTCATTAGGCGGCAAAGAAAGCAAATCTTACGAAAGCTGGGCAAAGGAGCAGGAGAGACTAGCCAAAGAAAAAGAGCAGGCAGCAAAGCAAGAAGCTAGTGAGATAAAGCAGTTTTATGATACAGCCTTTAATGACGCTATGGGCTATTATAGGCACGTCAATTCACTTTCCCGTTCCTCTCGTGATGAACAGATGCAGTATCTAAAGGACTTGTCTAATGCTCACGAGTGGGAAAAGTCTAAGATGTGGACGTTAGAAGAGGAACTGTTTAGCCTTTACCAAAACGAATTAAAAGACCAACAGCAGAAGTTTGAAACATCTTATCAAGCTCGCATTAAAATGATAGAGGACGAGCGAGATGAGAAGATTAAGTCTATTCAGGAAGAAATAGATGCCTTGAGTGAAGAGGGAGAAGACGACAGCAGAATAGACGCAGAGCGAAGCCATAATCAGAAGTTGGCTGACTTGCGTAAAGAAAAGCAGTATCACGAGTTACGCACAGGAGCAGAACACAAGAAGGCTATTACTGATATTGAGCGACAGATGAACGAGGAAAACCGCAATTGGCAACAACAAATTGATGATTGGAAGCGTGATGACAGAAAACAAGTCCTACAGCAACAGATTGAGGACATCAAGACAGCAGCCGATAAAGAGAAGGAAGTTTGGAAAGAGAAGTACGAGGAAATAAAAGAGAACTGGGACAAGTGGGCTGACAACTTTGCCGAGGCGGCTATCAATGACCCGAAATGGCTAGAGATAGGCAAAACCATAGGGCAGCAGCTTGCTAATGGGTTTTCGCTTAGCATAGAGGACATGGACAGGCGTATTGCTAATATAGGCGATACAGCGGCAAAGGTTAGCAGTGATAGCGGCTACAGTAGTGGTTCCCCTGCTGGACAAGATGTAATGAATGAACATTATAAGTATATTGAGGAAACATATCCAGGTGGAATGAGGGCGTATTCCAAGGGACAGCAGACTAGATACGATAAAGCTAGAGCTGAAGATAATAGCGACCTTATGCAAGCACTAAAGGATGATGCCAAAAAGAGGGGCTACACCTTAGATACGTTTGACCAAGGTGGACTAGCGATTGGCAAAGGTGTAATGATAAAGGACACCATAAAGCCCGAGCGTATTTTACCGCCACAACTTAGCGTGAGTTTTGACAGGCTAGCAGCGGCTTTACAGACAAATTCAATATCTTCCACAGGAGTAAAGCGAGGGGGTGACGTTATCTTTAACGCACCTCTTTTTAATGCACAAAAAGTGCAGTTCGAGGACAGCCAAGACATGGAAATATTCGGGCGTGAGATGAAACGCCACGTTGAGTCAATAAGATAAGGAGCGTGATTTATTATGTCAATGACAGAAGGGTACAGAAACGCAATAGCTAATCATGGTGGGGGTTTAATAACGCATATCGGGCTTGTGAATGGTTCTGATGTGGAATTAAGCGGTGGGACTTATGCACGCAAAGCGGTAACGTGGGTAACAGCGGCAAACGGAGTAATTCGTCCTAATGCAGATTTATCATTTGATGTTCCTGCTGGTGCAACGGTGGCAGGGTGGAGAGGATTTAGTGCATTAACAAGCGGGACAAATTATGGCGGCGAAAGTTTGACAGAAGAAACATTTGCAGGAGCAGGGCAGTATAAGTTGTTAGCAAGCGGTACAGGAATATTACACACATAGAAGAGGTGATAAGTTATGTTGAAAGCGAAGAGTAACGCTCAATCTATATTAGTACAGTTGATTAATGCAAGTGTGGATACGTTTAATGTTGCTGATGGTTCGTCATTCCCAAGTGAGAATTTTTTGATATCAATAGATGATGAGATTATGCTTGTTGGCAGTAGAAGTGGTGATACGTTCTCTAGTGTTACAAGAGAATATGAAGATACAACGGCGGCTGAACACGTGAGTGGTTCGGCGGTTGAGAATAGGTTCACAGCAGGCGCTCACATGGAAATGACAGAGGCAATTGAGAAAAACGCAGATGATTTAGTTACGCATAAGAATGATTATGCGATACTAAATGCCAAAGTAACAAATGCCACCCTAACCACACAAACACAAACAGCCAATACAATCACACTGCCTAATGTAGTTGATGGACAATTGCGTACAGCGTTACAAGGTAGGACGTATCAAAACGGAGCAGAAAATGGCGAATTTGTGGACACTACCGGATGGATGGGTA